TATTAGGTCCAACATCATTGGAATATGGATTTGAATAAATGTCCACAATAAGCCTGACATCTGTGTAGGCAGAATAATCATTCAAAGATATATTCCAAGTATGGTCAGAATGTGACTCTGTAACAGGTAATGGACTTTGAATTAAAGTTAAATCTAAACTCATTGTGGTTGTGGGTTATTTATAATGTTTTCGATTAAATTATTTATGTCCCCTTGAATGCTTTCAAAAACACCTTCGAGTTCTCTAGCAAGAGCTGCGGGTGGTTGAGCAAAGAATGTTTCAAGCGAATCATAAGTTTTGTCAATTATATTTGCTGGCCTAATACCATACTTAAATATATTTTGTTGTATGGCAAATGCTAAAGACCTCTTGTCTTTAATTGCATATCTACCTCTACCTTTATATCCACTTGGTTTAATTCTTCTTATAGATATCCAATCCAATATTGCTTGTAATGGGACCTTTCCTGCTGATTTTTTTCTACCCCTATTTACATAATCAAAATAATTTAGATAGGTAAATTCTATTACAAAACTATCTTCACCCTCAGGAACTACTTCATACGATATTGAATTATATAATTTTCCAGATGCGAATTTGTTACCTGTTCCTTTCACTTCAGGATTACCATAAGGATATATTCTTTCCTTTATCTTTTTTTTGATATAGGAAGTGAATATATCACCAAGTTTATCTGCTGCTTGTTCTGTAAGTGCTAATTTCATAACATTATGGGCATCCGCCTATAAATCCTGCAGGTTGAGGGAATCCACCGATTATATTCCAGTTTCCAAAATTACCTGCCAACATATCATTTGTATACCATCCGTTAGGTACAGGTATTGTAAATGCTTGGTCCAAATAAACTTGTTGTCCCGTGCTCAAACAAGGCCAGCAAGTAAGTGGAACACACGGACCACAGAGTCCTATGTCTTGAGCATAAACATTAAATGTTAGACCCAAACTATAATTGTTACAAGAATTAGTTTTTGTTGTTCCTGATGATACCAAGAATGTGAGACCTGTGAATGGTGGAGGTGTCGAAGTAGGTGTAATACTTGGAGTAACTGTCGGTGTACTTGTAATTGTTGGAGTGATTGTAGGAGTTGCTGTTTTGGTTGGGGTGACAGTAGGCGTAGGAGTTCTTGTAGGAGTTCTTGTAGGCGTAGGAGTTCTTGTAGGAGTTCTCGTTGGAGTTGCTGTTGGTGAAGCAGTTATCGTTGGCGTAAGTCCACTTGTCGGAGTAACTGATGGTGTAACAGATGGTGTAACAACAAATGGTTGGAATGCTGCAGCACATCTATCAAGAGGCATCATAACTTTGATTCTCAGGTTTCCACTCCATCCCCCACATAAATCAGAATATTCTTCCAAAAATGGATTACATTCAACGAACTCGTCCAAATAATATTTTGCATTGAAACAACCCAAACTATCTGTAACGGATAATCTGAATTGAGAAATTATATCATCAAGAATTTGATTCGTATCGGATAAGACATCAATTTGATTTGTCAAATCTCTATCCAATATATCCATTACAATACAATTAAATTCATATTCTGTAAAAGAACTTCCATTGTCTTCGATAATTGTGTTTGCATTTCCTGGCACAACATATAACAACGGAAAGAATGGAGATTCGAATGTCGTGTTTTCCATTTTCAATCTACTCTCGGTCCAATAAGATAAATCATCGAGTGCCCCAAAACCGAATGAATTTATTTGTTTGTGATGGTCCGCTAACAATCTAAAGTCATCGTGGAATGTCTTGAAATTTATTGATTCGTGGATTATTGGAGTTCCTGTAAATGTTTCGAAGGCCGCCTCACATCTATCGAGTGGGGTCATTGTTTTAATCTTGAGTTCTGCATTCCATCCATTGACAGAGTCATCATACTTATCCAAAAATGGAATGCAAGGAGTGGTCTCATCCAAATAATAAAAATTATTGAAACAACCGAATTCAGATGTTACTGATAATCTATATTGAGAAAGAATATCTTGAAGCATCTGTAATGTATCCGATAATACATCTACTTGATTGAATAAATCTCCTTGTACTAAATCCATACAAATAAGATTCAAAAACCATTCTTTATATCTTAAACCATTTGTTACTTTTCCTGGCACAACATATAACAACGGATATATTGGTGATTCAAATGTCGGATTAGGTTGACTATCCCTAAGTTGTGTCCAATATGATAATTGGTCCGTGTCTCCCAAACCATAAGAATTGATTTGTTTGTGCAAAGACACAGCAAGTTTCAAATCATCACTTATATTCTTAAAATTTATATATTGATAATTTGAAACAAACATCATTTACGATTTTTGTTTTTTATTTTTTTCCCTATCCACATCAATGAGGTACGCAAGATGATTGAGACAAGCCACAAGGGGTAAGTTAGTAACTTTAGAAATTTCCCAAACCCTGTCTTGGGAGAGATAGGATATTGCGGAATACCAACCCCAATGACTTGAAAAATTAGAATCAGTTTCAGAATCCGCCATTGGAACTTGCTCCTTGAATAGGTCTCCATAAGTGGTGCTAATATTAGACCTGAATTTGCTAAAAAAAAAATTGCTCCTTCCAAGTATTTCATTGGTAAATCTTTGAACTCATCTTTTGATTTTCTGAAATCAATTTCAGAATATGTTTTACCTTTTTCAAGATATAAATATGAAGCAAGTTCATTCAAGTTATTTAATTTATAAGATTCTTCTTTGTTGAGAAATGTATCTATATCAACAAATTGTCCGAATGAAATATTATAAATATCAATTAGAGAATATTCTTTTTCATTGTGTTTGATGTTATAAAAAACTTCTTTGTTAGCTGAGGAAAAATATGCTGAGATAATTTCTCCGACTTTTTTGAATTGCTCAGCCGGTGCTTCTAAAACCTCTTCACGGCTCAGTTCTGTGAGTTCACAAATTATTTTAATATATAATTCTTCTTCTGATAACAGGTCTCTCAACTTCATAACATTTGCATAGTTGAGAATTGTTGGTTCTTTAATTGGATATTTTTTGTCTTTGTAAATAATGAATTGCTCCATATTATTAAATATTTTTTTCAATATACATACACTCCAGTGTTTCTCATCAACTTCATTTGTAAAATATACCGAAGTGGGTCTATCAAATGATTATGATGGTCTTCAGGTTCGTCAATATTTTTACCATTTTTATCTTTTTTCCAAACATAAGAATTCAATTCATTCAAGAGATTTATTGAATCTTTGTGTATATAAAGATTATGTCTTTTAATTTGGTCTATACCTGCTAAAATGGTATCTTTTTTAACAGGCTTAGCATTTATTCCAGCCCTATTCAATTCTGTGATTGCTTGAGGGTTAGCGCTGTCACATATAAAATCATCATATAGATTCAACCCCAAATCTTTTATTTTATAAATAAAATCTGGAATGGTTATATTACGCAAATAGATTAGTTCTTTACAATAGAGAGAATCATTCAATTTATATGTTTCTAATAATGTGCAAGGGTCTTCGTATCCGAAATCCACTGAATATCCCAGCAATTTTGCCCCTTGTGGTAATTCTTCATAAATTTTTTGATGTGTGAAAACTAATCTAGTTGGTTGTCCCTTTTGTCCGAGACCAAAAACTCTCCAAAGATTGGGGTCCCTGTCTTTTAATTTTTCAATTTCTTCAATTTGATTTTTTGCTAAGAATGGATTGTCCAAATAAGTTACAATAGAATAAAAAGTATCTTCTTGTTTTTCCATATCATATAACCAAGATTGCCAAAGAGATGGATTGAAATCCAAAATCATTCTTTCACTTGTTCTCAGGGATAATTGAACAAATTCTTCATAGTTTATCTCAGTTGCTTCATTTATAAAACAAACATCTCGTTTACGACCTCTAATACGTTCTTCTAAATCTAAGGAAAACCATTCTATAATATTTGTTCCGATTTCAACATAACCATCAACTGAATGCCATTTGTTTGAATCGTATATATCCAATTTAATTAGTACTTCCTTCAGGTCTCTCAGAATCGAACCTTTTAGTGATGGTAAAGTTTTTCTTACAATAGAATAAACTTTATTCTCTTGTTGTAGAATGTTTATAACCATCCATAAAACTATATTATAGCTTTTGCCGGCTCTACTACTTCCTTGAAAAACATAGTTTCTATAATTGGGGTTTATGAGGTCCTCGAAAACCTTTGTGCTCTGGATTCTCATTCAATAACTTTTTTATGATTGCCAACCTTTTTGAAGGTCATATTTTTTATTGTTCCAAAGATTTCCTTATCCATCTTTTGGAATAAATCTTCAAAATAAGAATATGCAAATTCTCTTGTAAACTCTTCTTGAAAGAAGAGATATGCTTCAACATAGAAATAACCCTTTCCCGTCTTGAATAATGAATCAGGAAAATGTTCAATGAATAAAAACTTTGGATAATAATATCCATCCTTTGAATGTCTGGTTATATAATTTTTGATTGTAATCTTCAAACTTCTAACCTGTTTATTTATATCTTCT